ATTTGCTATCGAAGACAACTTCTTCCAAGACACGCGGGTCGTTCCGACTCAGCTCTATCATGTCTGGTGGAAACGGGTGCCGGGTGCTAGAAGTGCCCTACGACATAATACGTTCATCTGCAAAACAGGTGTCGAAGCTTTGCATCTCGAAGCAACTGGAGCGCCGGATTCCATTGATGGCAATATCGGGCTTCTGACCTCGGGGAGTGACAATACATGGTGCAGGGAAGTGACCCTTCTTTCGGCCTCTTTCGCCATTGATGCAACTGGCGTCAAGACTATTACGACCGCGCACGGTTTGCCTGTTACTCCTGCTCTGAAAGACTGTACGCCCAGCGTGGTTCTTTATGACGCGGCGGACGACTTTGCGCTCGGATACGTGAAGGTAGAGTCTACGGACGCGACGAACATAGTCTGTAAGGTGAATGTGGTGACGGCGACGGCCGCCGGCTCGAAGTCGGCCAAACTCGGGATCAAAGTGAAGGTGTAAAAATGGTGGCAGGAGCGGCGCACGATTTAGTCGGAGGGGTGCATACGATAACAGCGGACACAACCGAAACATACTTCACGTTCACAGATTCGATTGGTGGCGGGACGCTGACGATTGAGGCGGGGGCGACGCTGGAGTTCGACGACACGAGCGGGGCGGGGTTCCTGAGCACTAGCCTAGCGTTCACGCTCACGGTAACGGGCACTTCGACCGCGTGGGCGACGATAAAGAGCGCGAACTCGTACCCTGACAATCGCTGGACTTTGCCCCCGAGCGCGACAACTGTAGTGGCAACCAGATGTCAATGGAGAGACTACACTGGCACGTTCGCGAGCACGTGGATACTCAACAACCCATCGTACATCCTGGACGCGTACATCTACGCGACGATCGAAGAACTCACGAATCTCACGGGCACGAGCGAGACCGACGATGTCATCATGGAGATACTCGCGCACTCTACTAGGAGGCTGAACACGCGGCTCTCGAACGCGGGAATAACCGTCAGCGTCGCGGGTGACAGGACGCTCCAGTCGATATGCCTGGACTACGCCGTCGCGCAGCTGATAACGCGGTACAAGATGGACGGGACGGTTGTCGGGTCCGTGAATGTCGACGGGTTTTCGAATCAGCCGAATTTACTCGACCACATAAAATACTACAACGACCGGGCAAACGAGGAACTGGCGATGTACATCTCGACGCACCTCCCCAGCACGTACAAGCGCGTCTGGGCGCAGAAGATGAACGCGCATGGCTGATATTCAGATTCAGACCACGCGCGAGATAGTCGACCGCCTGACGGACTTCGCGGACAGGTATCCGTACCAGGTACGGGTGGCGGTGATACGCGTGCTCCAGGAGATCCTGACCGAGTCGAAGAAGATATGCCCCACGAAAACGGGATACTTGAGAGGCTCTGGATATGTCGCGGACCCGGGCGTTGAGGACGGGCGCATCACGGCATACATCGGGTACTCCGCGGGATACGCGTGGTGGGTGCACGAGCTGATAGAGAACTATCATCATCCGCCGACGCAGGCAAAGTTCCTCGAGACGCCTTTGCAGATGTATGGGGACAACATCCCGCAGGCGGTTGTGGACGAGGTCAATAGGATACTGGGAGTCTGATAATATGGTACTCACTACGGACATCGCGACGCACCTACAGACGGACCTGATTGGCACGATAGGTGCGACGACGGACTGGGGGATATACGAGAACATGATGCCCCCGAATCCCGGGAAGTGCATCGCGGTATTTGCGTATGGGGGGAATCCGCCGGACTTGTCGTGGGAGGGGGAATACCCGAGCGTGCAGGTACGCGTGCGCGGGGGCAAGCGGACCGAGACGGACACCGCAATACATCAGGTCACATACGCGAAGGCGTACGCGGTCATGCAGTCGCTCCACGAAACATTGAGGACGACAATCAACGGCACGCTGTACTACTGGATAGCGGCGAAGCACAGCCCCACCTCACTGGGTAGGGACGCAAGTGGCAGGGACATCTACGTGATTAATTTTGATGTGATGAAGGAGTATGAATAAGCATGGCGCAATATTCACCCGGCGAACTGAAAAAGCTGTACTATGTCCATGAGACGACTTACGGGGTGACTCCTCCGGTCGCGACGATCCCGAACCTCACATGGGGGTGTGACCTCGTGACACTGAAGCCGAAAATAAACGCCAACAAGGAGTTCCACATCCTGGAGTCTTCGCGGTCGCATGGGGCCGTGACGAGGGGCGGCTGGGAGATAGGTTTCTCGGTGGAGGGGCTCGCGCATGTGGCGTCGGGCACCTATGACTGGTTCGATCTGTGGGCGGTGTACGGCATGGGAGCCACGACTGGGTTGACCACGCACCTGGGAAGTTTCACCGCGCAGGTCGGGAAGACCGTCGGGGCGAGCAATTACTACGACTTCTATAACGGGTGCAAGATAAATAAACTGACCATCTCGTGCGATGGGCCAGGAAAACTTATCAAGTTTCAGGCGGAAGTGTTTTGCCGGTATCTGACGCAGGACACGGACAAGGCCATCACTGGACTACAGGCGCTGACAGTGGGCGCGAATCCCGTGGCCGATGTCACGACGGCGATACTCACATGGACGGGCGTCTCGCAAATCAACATCGCGGCGGGCGGACTGACCACATGGTATCCTCGGAAGTGGGAGCTGGTCGTGGACAATCATCTTGAGCGGGTGATGGGCAATGTGACTGGGGCCGATGCGGCTACCTACTCATTGACATACGCCATCAGCGAGGCGGCCCGCGACATCACATTCTCTTGTGAGTTGCCCTATGAAGGGGAGACATACACGGCGGCGAAGCTCGCATCGAGCGCGATAACTGCGCTGACCATCCCGATAGACAACGAAACGATTACGCTCTCGACGGGCGAGCTGCTGGTGGACGGGGACGACTGGCCGGAGTACGGGCACAAGCTCATGGACGAGCCGATACGAATCAAATTCTCGAGTCTGGCGATTGCGTGAGGTGATTACTATTTCCGCACCCCAATTTAATCCGATCGAGATAACCGAGCCGAAGATGCGCCTCGCCGGAAAGCGTGTGCCGTTCGGCGAACTGTCCAAGCGGTTCGCGAAGCGCTGGTATGTCGATATGTCGGTCGGTCGCGTGATATTCCGTCGGCTGGGCCAGCTCGACCGGGACCGGATATATGTCGACTACTCCGTGAGTCATCCCGAGTTCGCGGATATGGTCCAGGACGCGGAGATACTCCGGGAGTTTCAGGCGACGGGCGTCCCGCTGGACGAGCCACATCTGGAGAAGCTGGCCGGACTCAACCGCGCGATGATCCCGATTCAGAAATTGCAGGCTGCTACGTGCATAGTAGATGTCGACGAGGGCGGGAACGAAAGACCGGCGTTCGCCAGCATGACGGACTACGACGCGTTTCTGTCGGCGCTGTTGCCGGATGAAGTGGACGCGCTCTATGCCATCCTGAGAGACATGACGAGCACGGCCCCGATAACCGAGGAGTCACACACGATACTGGCACTGGCAAAAGAATACAACATCCCGTTGGCCGATGGTCTGACGGCCGAGAACATGAGCGCTGAGATCGCGGACGCGTTGGTGGAGAACGCCCAGGTACAGGGCGACGCGTTCAGGCACGAGATGGCGAAACTGAAGCGGTGATTGTGTGCCGAGCGATACGGCGTTCCTTGGAGATCTACCCGTAGCCGGCCAGCTCGTGTCTGGGTATGATTCACTGGGTTCGTCGGCGGATGCTCTATCGGGGACCCCGCGGCCGAGTATGTTATCGGGCGGGAACATACTATCCCCGCGCGGATTGTCGAGCACGCTCGAGAACCTGCGCGCGCTCGGGATAGACATCGACGAGAACAACGCGGTCCTGAAGGGATTGCGCGCCGGAATTGTGACCAATTACTCTCTGTACATGCTGTACGGGGCGTGGACGGCCATGCGGAAGGCCCAGGCGGCCCGGGAAGCGGCATACGCGGCTAGCGAGACGGCGGCGCTCGCGATTGCTCAGCAATGGCATCTGATAGCGCAGGGCGCGGCCGCAGCGCTTATGGTGACGGCCGCGTTCGCGGTCGGTGAGAAGTTCGGCTCGGGCGATTGGAAACTCCCATCATTCGACATCTCGAATCCGTCCGAGAGACGCGCGGCGGTCAGGCGGATAGAGGCGACGAGGCGATAAGCATGGACCAGGATATTAATTTCACACTCAACTTGATAGACAACATATCGGCCACTGTCAGCCGCGTCGAGCAGTCCGTGGGGAAACTCGACACGAAGATCGAGGGCCTGAACACATCGACAACCGCGCAGAATGTGGGGTTCATGGCTCAGGTCCAGGCTATGCGTTCGGTCGATATGGGGTTTAGAGGGTTGGTCAATGTCGGGTCCGAGCTGGGCCTGGTGAGCGGCCGGCTCGAGAAGGGATTGCGCGGGGTGGGATTGGCGATACACGGCGTATCGAGCGCGTTCCAGCTCCTGAAGGGCGCGCGTCAGGTAATGCTCATGCTCAGGAGCGCGGAGGTCGGGGTCGCGACTGTCGAGGCGTTCCGGGCGGGGCTCAAGGGCAAGATCGGGCTGGTCATCCTGGGATTGTCCGGGGCGGCCGCGGCCGGCGGGTACCTCGCAGGGCGGTCGAGCACGAATACCAGCAGCACGACTAACAACATCACGTTCTCGCCACCGGGCGATACGCAGAGCCAGCGCGAGATGGCGAAGGGGACACTCAGCATCATAGGGGGCTAATCACATGGTATGGGCGGCAACGATTACATCCGCCGCGTCGGGCGCGTGGAGTGCCGGGGCGACATGGGTCGGGGGGGTGAAACCCGGTATCGACGATTACGCGGAGATCGCCGCGGCACACAATGTCTATGTCAACACGGCGGAGTCGTGCGCGGGGCTGAATGTCATTGGCGCGTTCCGCATGAGTGCGGGAGGCACACTGACCATCAAGGACGCAGCGGGCACGCACGCCGAAGGAACCGCGCACATCCTAGTTAGTGATGCGGCCACCAGCTTCTTTTATTCCCAGGGGACGAAGGCGTCCCCGGCACTGATTAAGTCGGCCAGTACAACTCCGACATATCCGATACGGATGATAATCAAGAACGCCGCGAATCCCGACGCGAGGACGTTGACATTCGATTTCATGGAGCTACGAAATTTCGCACCGTCGATAGGCAACCACACCAACTATCTTTTTTTCAACACTGGCGATGTCACAAACGACGGAGTCATCAAGCACCCCACGCCCATCCAGCGCGATCAGAAACTGGAAAACATCTACTGCGAGGGGCGGAGTTATTCGCGCGTATTCCCCGAGGGCGGGCACGCGGGCGTGCTCGAGTTGACCGGGATAATCCCGTGGACCGGGTACTCGTGGCAGACGCTCGTGGATATGCGCGATGCGCGCACGCGTATCTCGTACATCGGGCAATTCTGCACGATGCCGAAAGCACTGATAGAGTCACTGCGATTCGGAGATAAGGACGGGCCATATCTCCCGTTCTCCCTGACGCTGGTGGAGG